CTACGAACAAGAAATTGCGACTTCAAAACCCGTCACTCCTCTTGAATACCTTACCGAACGTCAATCCCACGGACAAGCAACCAATTCGCGACTTACATACCACAACCTATACAACCAGATCTTCATACTCAACCGATATCTGATTCACCTAATAGGCACAGGATCACGACAATTCTGGAACGGACTAAATCCGATACCCTACTACTGGCTCGTACTCCACATGCGAACTCACGTTGTAGCGCAATTCGAACCTGACAAAGTCAGAGCCGTTTTTGGCTGTCCAAAGCTACTGCTTCAAGCAGAGCTCATGTTTATCTGGCCGCTACAAGCGACTTTTTTGAACACGGACGCCGGCAGAATGTTATGGGGCAGAGAAATCATCCTCGGCGGATGGCGAAAGCTACTCACCGAAGCTCATGCAAATGGACCACCAAATTCAATTCTTTCAACAGATTGGAGCCAATTCGACAATCGATTGCTTCATCAGCTGATCAGAATAGTACACAGAATCTGGCGATCTTATTTCGACTTCTCTTGCTATGAACCGACTTCATTCTATCCAAACTCAACTCCCAAGAACACGACCAAACTCGAACGTTTATGGAAATGGATGACCGAATCGATTCTCAACACACCAATTCTCCTACCAAATGGACAATTGTTTAGATGGCTATACAATGGCTTTGGATCTGGATTTCAACAGACACAGCTATTAGATTCCTTCTGCAACGCAATCATGCTCACGACATGCTTATCAGCGCTCGGTGTTAACATCAACAGTCCCAACTTCTGGGCACGATTCCAAGGCGACGATTCAATCTCCGCTTTCATGGAACAAATGTACAGACTCTACGGACCACACTTCCTTACTATGCTCGCTCAAACAGCAGAATACTACTTCAACGCAAAACTCAGTCTCACCAAGACGTCTTTTGGCAAAGACATGAATTCAATTTCAGTCCTTAGTTATTTCAACGCTTACGGTCTACCCTACCGCACAGATGAAGATTTACTACGCCACCTCTACTTTCCAGAGAAATACCAAGACTTCCCACGACTCGCAGCCTCTTGCCTCGGAATGGCTTACGCAAATTGCGGAAACTCACTAGTTTTCCACAAACTATGCGAATTCATTTTCAACAAGTTAGTACACGAACAAGGATACGAACCACACTGGAACACCCTCGACTGGATGATCCGATCTGAGATATTTCCGTCAATCGACGAACTCAAGACGACCACCTTCCCGAAGATCACAACAATCCAAGCAATGGTTTACTCACATCACCCACGCCTTCAAGCACTCAAACGCAGACAATGGCCAACTGAACACCTACCTAAAGGAGATTTCTACTTTCTTTTAGATGTGTAAACTCAGTTTCAGACTCTTTCTGAATTTATTTTATGATTCTCATGACTCAACATGTTTTACATTTTTTATAAATTAAAAAAAAAAAAAAAAAAAAAAA